GTGACATTGAACCCGAATTATTTGAGGGACTATGTGATACAAAGCTAATAGAGTTTTGGTTAATAGTTAGGGACATAAAACGTATGGCATTAGATGAATGTCGTCATAAGGGTAATTTCAAGTCCTACATTAACTACAATGTAGAGGTAATCGGTGAGGGATTTGTTATGAATACCCGCTACGGTTCTTATAAGTTAGTGAGACGCAATCTATTCTCTTATGCTAACTTTAACAATGATAAGTTCAATAATACCACTAATAATAAAGAAAGAGAGATTGCATACGCTGCTTAACAACTAACAGGGGCTAATAACCATTCGTTCGTGATTACACAGTCGTTGGTTATTATGCCCCTTAAATGTTATTTTCGATGGATCCCCTAAGCTATAAAGTGTTACGGAAGCGATATAAAAATTTTCCAATAATAAAAAAAATCTATATAATCCTGAAAAGGAAAATAATCTGCCTTATGCAAAAAAATTCCCCAGAAAATTTTTCGCCCCTAGAAGTTGATGATATATCGGGCGAGTTTTATGTTAAAGTACCTGAATGGGTCGTCAATGATATGAATTGGTATGAGGATACAGAGGTTCATTTTAAGGTAGATGGAAAGGAAGTTATTATTACAGAAAGAGAATGAATAAAACATATCACATATACCTAGATGAGAGATGTCTCTTCAAGAATTTGGATGAAACGGAGTTTAAGGTTATATGGGGTAGACTTTATCATTCTTATTGGGATGGACTGACATATGAAGAAGTAACCGAACAGGAATTAGTTGATGCAAGTTATTGACGATATAAGTAGAATGATGTATAATACAAAGGTAATTACAATACGTCATGGCTAAAGGATTTACAGTTAAAGCAAAAACTCCTGCTACTAAGGCACCAGAGTGGGATTATGCAGCTGCAAAAGAAATGATAAAGGGTAAAACAATAGTATTTTGTTTACCTGGAAGAGGTGTATCATATACCTTTTTGAAATCTTTTGTACAACTTTGTTTTGATCTTGTTCAAAGTGGTGCTGCAATACAAATATCACAAGATTATAGTTCTATGGTGAACTTTGCTAGATGCAAGTGTCTAGGTGCAAATGTTCTTCGTGGACCTAATCAATTACCTTGGGATGGTAAGTTAAAATATGATTATCAGTTATGGATTGATAGTGATATAGTATTCAATCCTGAGAAGTTCTGGCAATTAGTTCTTATGGATAAGGATATTGCTGGTGGTTGGTATGTTACAGAGGATGGAAGAACTACTTCTGTTGCACACTGGTTAGAGGAAGAAGACTTCAGAAAGTCTGGTGGTGTTATGAATCATGAAACTACTGAAAGTATTACTAAGCGTAAGAAGCCTTTCACTGTAGATTACACTGGTTTTGGTTGGTTATTAATCAAGAAAGGTGTATTTGAACATGAAGAGATGCCATATCCTTGGTTTGCTCCTAAGATGCAAGTCTTTGAATCAGGTGAAGTACAGGATATGTGTGGAGAAGATGTGAGTTTCTGCCTAGATGCTAAGGAAGCAGGCTTTGATATTTGGTGTGATCCTCGTATCAGAGTTGGTCACGAGAAGACAAGGGTGATTTAGATGATAGGCGAGACGTACACCGTTTATATTAATGGGAAAGAGAAATTTACATCTCTTTCTCGTATGGAGTACTTCGATCTTATGGAAGATTTGTCTGTAGAATTTTATCAGACAGGCACACCACATCCCGACGACATTTCTTATAGCATACAAAAATATCAAGGAGAATCTAATTAATGGCAAGGTCAAAAACAGGCTCATGGGGAACCATTGAGTTAGAGTCAACCCCAAAAAAGACTCGACAAGGGCAAGGAAAACACTCAAAATATGCCCCAACGTCCCGTAACTCGGCTCGAAAGAAGACCAGAGGGCAGGGAAAATAGAAAAAAACCCCTAAAGCGTCTCGAAAGAGGCGTTTTTTTAATAAATACAGTATTAATTCTTATTTCCGACCTAAATAAATCAGGAAAAACTCTAATTCTATGGCAGTTACTCGGATATCAAGAGGATTTAAGGATATTAGTCTATCTTTTGACAAGCATCCAGTGACTAATGACATATTAGTCCTTAAGAATGAGAATGCAATTAAGAAGGCTGTAAGGAATCTGGTACAGACAATACCAACCGAACGTTTCTTTAATTCTATACTAGGTTCTGAGGTACGTTCTAAGTTATTTGACCTATGTGATTATGGTACGGCATCATCAATTCAACGTGAAATTGAGATTACGCTGCAAAACTTTGAACCAAGAATAGATGATGTAAGTATTGAGGTACTACCAAGACCTGATCAGAACGAATTTGAGGTCTATGTATTCTTTAATATTGTCGGACAAGATTTTCCGTCTCAGGAATTCACATTTATGCTAGAAGCTACAAGGTAATATGCCCTTCACTAAGTACACAAACCTCGATTTTGATCAAATAAAAGAGTCGATAAAGGATTATCTTCGAGCAAACTCAGACTTTACTGATTTTGACTATGAAGGATCGAATATGTCGGTCTTAATTGATACATTGGCATATAATACATACATCACTGCATTCAACTCTAACATGGTAGTGAATGAATCCTTCTTGGATTCAGCAGTACTACGTGAAAATGTCGTATCATTAGCACGAAATATAGGGTATGTACCACGTTCTAGGACAGCTTCTACAGCAAATATAGCGTTTCAGGTTGGTGTAACCACTAGCACTCCTACAGCGACCTTACAGGCAGGTTTAGTCTGTGTTGGTGCGGAAGATGATACTACATTTACATTCTCAATACCTGAAAATATCACTACAACTGTTGATAGCATAACTGGAATAGCAACATTTGGTACTCTTACAGACCCAGTTACAGTACATGAAGGGACATATGTAAGGAATCAATTCGTTGTTGATGGGTCATTAGACCAAAGATTTGTATTAGATAATTCATTCATTGATACTTCTACTATTGTCGTCTATGTAAAAGGTGTAGGAGACGTTGGAATTGGACCAGAATTTAAGAAAATTGATAATATTATAGGTATTACTACTACATCAAAGACATTCTTATTACAAGAAATACAGGATGAAAGGTATGAATTACTCTTCGGTGATGGTACTTTTGGTAGAAAACTAGAAGATGGCAATCAAATTACTGTAGATTACATCATTACAAATGGAAAATCGGGTAATGGTCCTGCTAATTTCTCATATACAGGCACTGTAACTGATTCTTTAGGTAATATACTCACATTAAATGCCAATCCTAACATAACAACTGCTCAGGCTGCCTCTAATGGCGGTGATATTGAACCTATTGACTCTGTTAAGTATTTTGCACCTAGACTGTATTCAGCACAATATAGGGCGGTTACAGCAAGGGATTATGAGTCAATAATACAAACAATTTACCCAAATACCGAAACTGTTTCTGTTGTCGGTGGTGAGGAGTTAGATCCACCACAATTTGGTACAGTTCTACTTACAATTAAGCCTAAGAACGGTGATGCAGTCTCTGACTTTGATAAAGAACAGATACTGACTAAGTTGAAAGGATACTCTCTTGCAGGTATTAATCAGAAAATCTTAGATCTTAAAATACTTTATGTTGAGATTGATACATTTGCCTATTATGATACTGCTGCAATTGAAAAGGCTAGTGACTTAAAAACAAGAATTATTGATGGATTGAATACATATGCTGCCTCAAACGATATTAATAAGTTTGGTGGTAGGTTTAAGTATAGTAAGGTATTGAATATTATTGATGGTATTGATAAAGGAATCACCTCAAACATCACTAGAGTTACTATAAGAAGGAATCTAAAGGCAGTTTTAAACACATATGCCCAATATGAACTCTGTTTTGGTAATAGTTTCCATATTAATCCAAAAGGGATGAATATTAAGAGTACAGGATTTAAAGTTGCTGGAAACTCTAATCTTCTTTATCTAACAGATATACCTAATAAAAATGCTGCTGGTGATCTAGATGGTAGTAATATGGGTAGTATTACTATTGTTCGGGAAGATGTGACAACTGGTGAGAAAATAGTTGTTGTTAAATCTGCAGGAACAGTTGATTATAGCAAAGGTGAAGTTATATTGACTACAATTAATATAACTGAAACATCTAAAATTAATAATATTGTAGAAATTCAAGCAGTACCAGAGTCTAATGATGTACTGGGACTTAAGGATTTATACCTGAATTTTGACATTTCTAATAGTACGATAAATATGGTTAAGGACACCATAACTTCTGGCGAACAAATATCTGGTGTTGGATATAAAGTTACTTCAAGTTATACAAACGGAGATTTAATAAGAGGATGATCACAACGGGGTTTGATAAGAAAGTAAAAATACAGCAGATTATTGATAATCAGCTTCCAGAGTTTGTTCTAGCCGAAAGTCCTAAAGCTGTTGATTTTTTAAAACAGTATTATATTTCGCAAGAATATCAAGGTGGTGCTGTTGATCTTACCGATAATCTGGATCAATATTTAAAATTAGACAATTATACACAAGAAATAGTTGGTGCTGGAACCACTCTTTCTGTGGGTATTGGTACTGCAGAAACTACAATAAATGTTTCGAGTACAAAAGGATTTCCTGACCAATATGGTCTATTTAAAGTAGATAATGAGATATTTACATATACAGGTATAACAACTAATACCTTTATTGGTTGTCAACGTGGATTTAGTGGAATTACCACATATCATGCACCAAATAATCCAGGAGAATTGGTGTTTACAAACTCTGATTCTGCTGCACATACTCAGAATTCAGTTGTTCATAATTTAAGTGCATTATTCTTAAAAGAATTTTATAAGAAAATCAAGGCACAATTAACTCCAGGGTTAGAAAATACTAAATTTATCCCTACTCTTGATGCTGGAAACTTTATAAAAGAAGCTAGATCATTATATCAATCCAAAGGTACAGAAGAATCATTTAGAATTTTATTTAATATTTTATACGGAATTGATCCAAAAGTCGTTGATTTAGAACAATTTTTAATTAAACCGTCTTCTGCTCAGTTTATTAGACGTGAAATCGTACTTGCAGAGAGAATTTCAGGTGATCCTAACAAATTAGTTGGTCAAACTATCAGAAAATCAACCGATTCTGCTACTCAAGCATCAATATCTGAAGTTGAAATTCTTACTAGAGGTTCTCAGATCTTCTATAAAATAGCTTTATTTGTTGGATACAATGATCAAGACCTAATTCAAGGAACATTTTCAATAACAGGTAAGACAAAAATTATTGGACCAGTTTCTATTGGGTCATCTGTTATTACTGTTGACTCTACAGTAGGATTTGGAACAACAGGAACTGTTGTAGCTGGTCTTAATACTGCAATTTCTTACACAGATAAGACAATTAATCAGTTCTTAGGATGCACCAACGTAGGAAGTGCAATTACTACAACTTCTGATTTAAGATCTGATGAAACATATTATGGTTATGAGGATGGAGATTTAACCAAAAAAGTCGATTTACGTATCACTGGAGTTATATCTAAGTTCGTTCCTGTTTCTGATATTAAATTAACTAATGAAGGTGAAGAAATTACTGTTAAAAACCTTGGTGAAGGTATATTAAATCCAGAAATAAACGCAAGTAGAAAGGAAATTCTTGTTAATTCTTGGATATATAACACTTCTTCAAGATATCAGATTAAAGAATGGGCTGGATCAGTATTTACGCTATATTCGGATATAGAAAAATCTAGTTTAAAATTAAATGATAATGTTGACATTGTACGTCGTGGAGAGCAAAATATTGTAGCAACTGGTAAGATTGGAGATGTCAATTCAGGAGCAAAAACTGTAAGGATTGATAATTTCACTCTTCTTTCAGGAATATCTTCTTTTCCAGAAACACCAAACAGTCAATATGATGTTAGAAGGCAAGTAAAGAAAGCATCTAGTTCAGGTGCTGAAATAGATTATGGTAATAATGTTCTTACATCAGATGTTACGAATGTATATAATGACGATAATAAAAATATCTACGTAGCTTCTAATTCATTACCATCATATGATATAAATGTATCTCTTGCATCTACATCTATACCATCTTCAACAGATATGGTTGTATCTGGGTATTTGCAAGATTTAGATGCTAATACATTAAAATATAATGTATTATCTTTCCCTGGTCCTGTTCCGTTTATTACAGGTGATGCTGTTTACTATTCTCCAGATTCAACACCTATAGTTGGATTAACAGCTGGAACATATTACGTTAAAGTATTATCACAAACTAACCAAATAAAAATATATCCATCTAGATCTTTTATAATACCAGATGCTGATGGAACCGAAAAGAATTTACAATTATTATCTGCTACTGGTAAGCATACATTTACGTTTAATAGTCAACAGAATGGACAAATTAATGCCCAGGGATTATTAAAGAAATTCCCAATAGAATCAAATATTAAATCTGGACAGTCTGCCCAGACTAATGCTGGTCCAACGGGAATGTTGGTGAATGGTGTTGAGGTTATTAATTATAAGACTGATAATAGTATATTTTATGGTCCAATAACACATTTAAATGTATTGAATGGTGGAACTGGATATGATGTAATTAATTTACCAGAGATTGTTGTATCTGCAGCAGATACGACAAGTACAGCAGGTATAGGAAATACTGCTAAAATTCAACCAGTTATTAGTGGTAGTGTTAAAGATATTTTAATTGATCCTCAAGATTATGATATTGATCGTGTAGTATCTGCAACGATTAGTGGTGGTAATGGTGACGGTGCGTTATTAGAACCTGTAGTTTCTAAAAGGTTCAGGGATATATTCTTTGATGCTCGTTTAAGTATTCAAGGTGGTGGTGTTGATCTTACTGATGATACAATAACTTTCTTAGGTCAGCATAATTTAGCAGATGGACAGGCTTTAATTTACAATAATAATGGCAGTGATTCTGTTAGTATTGGGGAAATGAGTAATAATGCAAATCAAAACAAATATTTACAATCTGGATCAGCATATTGGCCAAAAGTAATTAACTCAAGTACTATTAAGTTATTCCCAACTCTTAATGACTATAATACTGGAATTAATACGGTTGGATTTACATCATTTACTAATGTTGGTACTCAGAAATTCAGACTTTATGAAAGTAAAAATACATTATATTCACTTAAAGTAATAAATCCAGGTGAAGGATACACAAATAGGAAATTAATTGTTGGTGAAACTGGTATTTCTACAATTACATCAACAGTTAATTATGAAAATCATGGTTTTGGTGATGGTGAGAATATTTTATATTCTACTGGTGGCACAGGAATTTCTGGATTAACAGTAAAAACTGGAATTACAACAACCAGTAATCACTATAAAGTTATTAAAGTTAGTGATCATGCGTTTCAACTTGTTGATGCTGGAATTGCTGGCACAATAACTTCAAATTATACAAGAAAGAATTATGTTAAATTTGGGACTATTGGAAGTGGATTACAGAATTTTGAGTATCCACCTGTAGAACTCAATTTAGCTATTGAATATTCTGGTCCAGTTGGAGTAATAACTGCAATTCCTGTTGTTCAAGGATCTATAATTGATACTTATGTTTATGATGGAGGTACTGGATATGGTAGTACTGTATTAAATCTTGAGAAAAAGCCAACAATAACCATTAAAAACGGTAAAGATGCACAATTAAGACCAATTATTACCAATAATTCAATAGGCATTGGTACAACTAGTGGATCAATAACTGCTATTGACATTCAATTTGGTGGAAGAGAATATACATCTGCTCCTTTACTAGAAGTAGTTGGTGATGGTATAGGTGCCAAGCTAAGAGCAACTATTAATAATGGTAAAATTACTGATGTAACAATAATCAATGCAGGTGTTAATTATACTCAGGTTAATACAAATATTAAGGTTATTGCCGCAGGATCTGGTGCTATTATAGATTCTAATGTTAGAAAACTAACAGTTAATAAATTTAATGGTGATACATCTGTATTGATAGACACTGATAAAGGCATAGAATACGGATATGTTGGATATTCTACTGTAACTGGTAATAGTGAATTTAATGATACTGGATTAGATCATTCACCAATTATTGGATGGGCATATGACGGAAATCCGATTTATGGACCATATGGACATACTGATCCATCTGATAGAAATTCTTCAATAAAGATTTTAGAGAGTGGTTACGTCAATGCTAGTGGAATTCTTAGTGACAGACCATCTGGATTTAATTCTGGGTTCTTTGTAGAGGATTATATCTTTGATAATTCTGGTGATTTGGATGAAAATAATGGCATATTTACCAAAACTCCAGAATATCCACAAGGAGCCTATGTGTATGTTGCTGGTATAAGCAGTGTTAGTAGATTACCAGAATTTCCTTATTTTATAGGTAATTCCTACAGATCCGAACCAGTTAGTGATAATTTCTTAATTAATCAGAATAATTTTGATTTTGGATCATCGGCTTTAGTTAGAAATACATTCCCATATAAAGTATCTGACAAATATGCAGATAATGATTATTTAATTGAATCTAATGAAGCAATAGAACAAATTTCTTTAGTAGAGTCTGTTAAGAAAGGATCTGTTGATTCATTTAACATTATAGAAAGTGGAAGTGGATATAAAGTTGGTGAAATTGCTAAATTTACCACTGCTAGTGGAATTGGTGGTGGATTAAATGCTAGTGTCAATACTATAACTGGTAAATCAATTCTTAATATTCAAACATCTATTGATACATACCAGGATGTTGTAATGGTTTGGGATAATCCTAATCAAATATCTGGATATATTTCAACATCACACACATTCCTTAAAAATGACAATTTAACTATTTCTGGAGTATCAACCTCCATAAAAGGATTGACAAAGACACATTCTATAGGAATAACCACAGATAGAACCGTATTAACGAAAGATGTTGTTGCAAATGCAACTGCAGGAATTATAACTGACATTTATGTTTCTAATGTACCACCTAATGTCTCTGCAGGTAGTAGTATAGGCATCGGGACAGAGAAATTCCTAGTTCTGAATACATTTGATGATAGAAAGGTTATAAGGGTTATGAGAGGCGTTGTAGGTGCTGCACATACATCGTCTACTGATTTAGAATTAACTCCAAGTTATTTTACATTACCAGTAAAATCTAAGCAGTTTAAGTCAACAGTAAATGATCTAGTATACTTTAATCCTTCACAAGCACTTGGTGTTGGTACAATAGCTGGTATTGGATCTACAAGTCCATACACTATAGGCGAAGTACAAGTCGCTGCATCTACACCTGCACAATCTATATACTTACCAAATCATCCATTTAACACCAATCAAAAAGTAATATTTACAAAAGGTACTTCAGCTTTACAAGTATCAAATACTGGTGGTAGTACTGCATTTGGTATACCAATATCTGGTTCAGATCAGACTCTTTATGTTATTAAAAAATCTAAAGATTATATTGGAGTTACTACTGAAGTTGGATTAACAACATCTACAGACGGTCTATATTTCCATACTAAGGGTTCTAATGAATTTGATTATTTAATTAGATCTGATCATTCACAAGTAACTGCAAAAGTTCAAAAAATTGATGCAAAAGTAACTCTTACA